TTAACTGGCTTTTTTGATCTGCGGGAGATCGAAGGCTTTGCGCAATGCGCGGACAAACGCTTTGTCATGGCAGATGGTTTTACCCGGGCTGTCGGAGAGTTTCGCCACCGGCTTGCCGTTACATTCCACCAGCTTTATAACAATATTCAGAGGTTTTACCTGAGGAATGTCGCAGGTCAAACGGGTACCAATCCCGAAGCTCAGGTTCACTCGGGTGTTGAAATGGCGATAAAGTTCAACCGCTTTTGCCAGGTCAAGATTATCGGAGAAAACCAGCACCTTGCTCATCGGGTCAATGCCGAGTTTTTGGTAATGGGCTATCGCCTTCTCGCCCCATTCAACCGGGTCCCCGGAATCGTGGCGTAACCCCTGATAACGCTCAGCAAATTCGGGACCGAAGTCACGCAGGAAGGCATCCATCGTAATGCAGTCGGTGAGGGCGATCCCGAGTTGATTCGGGTACTCCTCAAGCCATGCGGCGAGGGCCGCGCGCTGGCTGTTAGCCAGATCCGGGCTGATTTGCTGATGTGCCTGGAACCACTCGTGCGCCTGGGTGCCCATCGGCGTCAGGTTGAGTCGACGCGCCAGGTCGTAGTTACTGGTGCCCACGAACCACGGCTCCTGCTGCAGACGTTTAACGATGGCCTGCTGAACCTCGCGAGAGAAACGGCGACGGGTGCCGAAATCCATCAGGCGGAAGCGGGACATATCCAGCCCTTCGGTCAGCGTGGTGAAGGCTGCAAGTTTATTTTCCAGCGAGGCGACCGCCTGGGCGACGCCCATTTCCGGCGAACGGTAGCGGTGAGCCAACTCGCTGATCACTGCCAGCAGCGGCACTTCCCACATGATCACTTCCCGCCACGGACCTTCAAGGCGAATATCCAGCTTGCCGTTCTCGTTGGTCACGGTGACCTGCTCCGGCTTATAGCGGAAATCACGCAGCCAGTTCAGGTAATCGGTTTTAAAGAAAGGCAGGCCAGAAAGCCACTGGTATTCATCGTCCTGCAGCGTCAGATGCTGCATCGCATCGACCTGTTCACGAATGGAGTCTGCGTAGATACCGAGCAAATCGTCACCACGGCAGCGGAATTCCGCCGCGACGTGAACGTCATAGTAATGGTGGAAAACGGCTTGCTGCATATGCAGTTTATACGCGTCGGTATCCAGCAACGTATGCAGAACCGGAGAAGCGAATTGAGTCATAGGTGCGCTGTAGCATCCTCTCACGGGAGCGTTTAGTACAATAAACAACTCCGGAGTATACCTTGTTTAGTGATTTATTGAACCCCGATCACAACATAAGCACACTTTATGGTCGAGGGCATTTTGTGCCCCGTGTTATACAAATGTAGCAACAGGGCTGCTAACCACTTGAATTTAAGGTTTTCTACTGCGCTACTATCATGCTTTGGGGCAGCGATGGGGCAATGTGTGAAAGCGCCTTGTTGAGCAGAGTAACCTGTTCGCCGCTCTTCTCTGACATCCACTTTCCATACACCTTGTAAACCATCTGTGCATCTGTATGCCCCATTTGGGTTGCTATAAAGTTTGGGTTCGCCCCGGCTGACAATGACCAGCACGCATAGGTATGCCGTGACTGATACGCGTTGCGGTACCGTATACCGGCGCGCTTGATTATCGGGCCCCAAATTTTATTAATCGAATTAACCGCGTAATGATATCCTCTTCGTGACCCACGCTTGACGCATTGAGGGCTGAAAACGAAAGTGCATGGATGTATGACTGACTGGCCATATTCACGCAAATTCACTTCAACCTCATGCTGCCGGCCAAGGCGCGTAAGTTGGGCCTGATTCCTGAGGGCATCAATAGCTGGTTGTATGAGATAAATCACCCTGTCAGTGCCTGCCTCGGTTTTTGGCAGGGTGAACTCATACGTTTGGGTAAGGTTACGCTTAACCGTAATAGTTCCCGCAGTGAGATCGATGTCTTCCCATGCAAGACCACATAATTCCCCATGCCTCATTCCGGTATAAACGGCGACGGTCCAGAGATTTCGCATCTGCTGGTGGCCGCATGCCTGAATGAACCTGATGAACTCATCTGTCGTGAGTGGATCTGGTTCGTCTTTTGCCTTCCTGAGACGGTTAATTCCGCTAAACGGGTTTTCCTTTGCGTAGCCGTTATCAGCTCCAAACTGGAAGATCTCGGCCATCAGCATCATGTAATTATTCACCGTGGAAGACTTCCGGCCTTTTACCTGTGTCCGGTGATCCTTCTTCATTACATGGAAGCCCGTCAGCAACTCCTTCCTGACATACAGCAAATCTTCAGTGGTAACCGCAGAAACCATTTTATTTTCGCCGATGCGCGGAAGCATGTTTTTTATGATGGATTCGTACCTACTCATGGTGTTAGAGCTGATCTCCATTCTCTTCAGCTCTGACCATCTTTCGGTAATCTCCAGCACAGTAATTTCCTTTCTATCCTGACCGAACCGGGCAAGGTTCGGTGAGTTTGGGAATTTTTCTGCATAGTTAAAATTTCCCATCCTTATCGCAAAACAAACCGAAGAACGCAGCTCACCAGCTATCTTGCGATTTTTTGCAGTGTCAGGGACACCGAGGTTTTCCCTGACACGTTTACCTTTATAAAGAAACCAGATGCGGAGCGAACCGCCGTGGTTTTCGACGCCTGTCGGGTATGATGCATTAGCCATTGATCCCTCCTGACGTCCAGGAGCGTGGACGAGTGTACTGCTTTTCATGCTGTCTTCGCACCTGGTTGATTTTTTTTCTGCGCCTCGATCCACTGATCAACGGCTTTCCTGTTGTACATGCATTCGCTCGAAGGCTTGGGATTACCATCTGGTGAAATGTGCAGGTACTCGCGGCCCAGCATCCAGGATTCTTTTCTGGCGCGGGTGATGGTTCCGGGCTTGAGCCCGGTAACCGCAATCAGAACCTTTTCGCTAACCCAGTCATTCGGCACCAGAAGAACGATTTCAGCACTGGTTTGCATGGATCTCCTCCATTTTCTCTTTAGCCAGACGCACGCAACGCGCAAAAGAGGAGGGCGTTACAATTTCGCGCAGAGCCTGAACCAGGAAGTCGTTGTGCTGCTGGTGCAGCTGCAGGTTGCGTTCTTTTTCCTCATGACGCAGGACTGCCAGACGGGCTGTGATGATTCGACGCTTCCCTTTGATCAGCCGCAGCGCGTTCTCTGCCTTTTTGCGCCATGTACTCCAGTCACTACTGCTGTTCGATCTCGCCAGTTGCTCTTCAATACTGAGCTGCGCTTCTTCTGCGTTAACAAGCTGCTGCAGGCAATCGCCGATAGTGTTCAGGTTGTCAGTCTTGACGAAAAATTTTTGCATTCTTAACCCTCCCACCCAATCGCCTGGAACAGGCCCATTTTAGGGTGATACCAGCGGGTGCCGCGCGGTTCAGCTTCTGACATCATCTGGCGAAACGCGGCCATAAACGGCTCAAGTTCGACGATAGCCCTACGTGACAACAATCCGTCTGGAGTCATAAATTCGTGCGTATCTGTCGGGATGCGGTAGGCATTGACCAGATTTCGGCACTTAGCGTCACTCATTCCGCTTTTAGCGACCACCTGACGGTAACCGACATAACCGGCGCGCATGGTCCCGCGTTTGATGTTCTCCACAGCTTCTGTGACCGTTTCGATCTGCTCTTCAACATGATTCAGGCGCTTCTGCTGGCGAACGGCATCGGCGGCCATTGCGGCGATCATCTCGATTTCCGTCAGCGGCGCGCGAGTGCGGAAATAGCTGTTAACCAGTTCGCGCTGAACCTGCCAGGCCAGATCGTCGGTAAAGGATTTCACCAACATCAGATAACCGGATTCGACCAGTACAATTCCTGATGCTGCAAATTTGGAGAAAGTACCGTCAGGGAGGTGTCGACGAATTTCGTCGGAACCTAATTCGAAGTAGTCCTCTCCTTCAATAAGTCGAGACTTGTTTTCACGGAAATTACGTCCAGCAGTTCCATCAGGGCGCTGGTGGACTTCATCAATCATCGCCAGCGTCACAACGCGCTGACCGCGATACTCGACTGCCGGCAGCTGTTTGTTGTTGATCGTTACAGTGTTCATTTTCGTCCTCCTCAGTGCATAACCGGCATGTCAGGCATACCTTCTTTCTGAATCTGTTCAATGAAGCTGTCATGCAGGAGATTAAAACCTTCCCGCCCCATTTTTGAGAGTCGAAGCCCGTTCTCAGCGTCCGTATCTAACATGTCCCGGTACATGCGCAGCGCCATCTGCTGGCCGAGTTCCTGACCGTATTTCTCAATAGCTAATCCTTCCACATGGCTTGAGAGTGCGAACCGCTCTGGCGCAGGATAAACACTGATTGAACCGCGCTGTCCGGAGTAGATAACTGCGGTGTCAAACCCTCCAGAATCGTTGGCAACCTCAACTGTGCCGTTCTTTGCCTGTTCCTCGGTAATGAAGACGACAACAAGCATCCAGCGCCAAATGATGATTTCGCTCTCGATGCCCGGGGTAAACCAGCCGCTTTCAATCGCTTCCATGATGCAAGCCAGCAGATCTAATCCATCCGGAATTCGTTTGTCATAGTTGCCATTGTCGAGCTGGCGAACCGCGGCGGAATAACCAATGACGCGGTTACCAAAACGGATGCCTGTTGATGTCGGCTCCGGAGTAAAGGCTGAATTAACCATCACTGAACTCCTTTCGGCTTGATGGCCTGCAGTGCATCAACCTCTTTAACGAATCGGTCATGCATCGCGTCCCATTTCTCACACCATTTCTCCATTTCTCGCTTGCGCGCCAGGATGCGACGCAGACGGCGAACACAACGCTGGTGTGCCATGAAATACTCGGTCGTTACGCCGCCACGCTGCCAACAATTCAGCTCTGGATTGAGTGGGTGGACTGCCTGCACATCCGGGTGCCGCTGCTCGAAGCCGGAGCGATAAAATGCTTCTGAAGTCATAAAGAACGCCAGATAGCGGATCGCCGTATCTCGCGTGAAGCATTTTTTTATACGTCCGTGGCGTACTGCTACGAACAGTGGGCCAACAGGCGTATCGTGTTTCTGTAATGCAAGGTCAATCATGCTCACGGTGCGCTTATCGTTCATTTCCGATCCTTAACTTTGCTGTAACGTTCGTGGCTCATTACTTCCCAGTTCTGGCCGCCGTCTCGGGACAGCAGCCGCCAGCGGCGATTAACCCTCAGGCTCAGGTTTCCGGAGCCGCGCATACGGCAGGGATGAATCCGCCTGGCCCTGAACTGGCGGAGTACATGGACCGCCTGCAGGTGTACCCACTCAGGAATTCGTATCGCTGTCAGCGCCATCAGATCCGGGCCTCCACTTTTTGTTTTTTGACGAACTCAACCAGCTCAGAAATGAGATCGTCGATTAATTCCTTTCCGCTATCTGTGAGGAATTCACCGCTGCCATTAACATCAACAGCGCTGCTGTAAATTCCCTTGATAGCTTTTACGCCTTCGACATTCCCGTACTTACTGATCGCGAGCCTTTCGAATTTTCGTAATAATCCATCAAGTAAAATCTCTGTTAACTCGACTGTGTTAATGCCGCCTTTATTGAGCTTTATAACAAGGCAGTTACTGCCAGTTTTACGCTGGTGGCGTAATAACGCTGCCTTTAAAATTCTGCGTCGATAAGTATTAATTAAACTATTCATTTTTATTTACCGTAAGCCTTTTTTAAATAAAGCATGGCTATAGACCAATAACCGTCTGAGACAAATAACTGAGCTGTTTTAAATGCTTGTCGATTAATCATCGTTACCCTTAATTTGGTTGCAGGAATCCCCAGGGTTTTTCCTGTAATTAAAATGACTAATTAATTTTTAAGCCGGGTTTTTAGACTCTTGCTCGATAAGGTAAGCCGCAACCGGTCCAATGAGATCCGCCAAAAGTGATGCAACGGACTCCACATCTGAGTCGGTCAGTTTATGAGGATAGTTCTCAAGCATTCTCGAAACAATCTCAGCCTGGTAAGCCTTTGATGCAGCTTTATGCAAAGTGATATCAGACATTTTTTGCATCCTTATAACCGGAGGAATATGTAGCAGAGTTAGCTATTTTATTTGTTGCTATTGCTAATTCAGCAAGGTCTGCAATTACACCAGAAAGCATCATTATTTTATCTTTATTAAGCCTCTTTTCTTCTGCCTCGCTCATTATGCTAACGCCGATATGGTTGATGGCTTGCAAAATAGAGATTGTTTTCGTATCGCAGTCAGTTGAAATTTTGTCGAAATCAATGTTTTGACATTTCTCTTTATCAGAAGAGAAACGGTAATCGGGTATATCTACAAGTTGAAAAAATTTCTCTGTACTCATCTTTTGTACTCCATTAATCCGCCAACGCATAAACAATACATAACGTATTAAATAAGATCAATACAAAATGGAGTATTTGAGTGTATTATTTTACATCGTTTTGTTTTTCAAGGTTTTTTAGTTGAAAGGAGGGTGTTGGAGGCAAAAAAAAAGCCGCTTTCGCGGCCAATTTACGGGAGGTTGGTGATTTTTGCGTCTACCACAACCCCTATAATACGGCAGTTGCCATTGATTGGGATTATTGGATATTGGGGATTGAGGGGTTTGAGAAATCTTTGACCGGCATCGATAACAAGCTTTTTGAATGTAGCTTCATTGTCACCGTCAAGTTTCGCTACAACCAATTTTCCGTTGATTGCTTCCACTTGGGGATCGACAAGTATCACCATCCCTTCCGGTATGCTCAGCCCTGCTGGTGATGTCATGGAATCGCCTCTGACATCTAACCAGAACGAATCCTCAGAACATTCAACGGTGGTTTCATACCAGCGATCTATCGCTCTACGGTGATACGGTTCTACTGCATCCATCCAGTCTCCAGCGCTAACCCAGCTTATTACAGGGTAACTTCCTTTGGATTCGTTAATGCTATTAAAACTTACATTGTGATCGGCTCTTGAGTCGCTGACCGTGCCGTCAGCGTTTACTACGAAGCCGGGCATTTTCAATATGTTAAAAATCTTCGCTATAACCTCTAGGTTCGGTTCGCGTCTGGCATTTAACCAATGACCTAGCCCGCCCTGCGTTATGCCGAGCGCCTCTGCCAGCTGTTCTTGAGTCATGCCGACTTCTTTCATCCTGGTTTTGGCCAGGTCCTGCCATCTCTGTTTCATAGCCATGATTATTACATTCCGTATTTAGTGAGCAACTTCCATTTTGTATTATTCTTGTAAGTGTGTATAGTACGTTATGTATTATTTATGCGAGACTAATCGAATGAGTGGAATCAAGAGCCTTAGACGCAAAGCAAAGGTAACTCAGGGAGAGCTGGCCGCGCTGATTGATAGCTCTCAGGGGGCCGTTAGCCACTACGAAACAGGAAGAAGGATTCCTGATGTTGCAGTCGGAAAGCGGATCGTCAGCGCGTTTAAACAGCTTGGCCTAGATACAAGTTTGGACGAGGTATTTTCAGATGATGTTGCACGGGATGAGGCCTGATCACGGTTTGCTCCCATCTGTGTATGCATCTGCAGATGAAGAGTGGATCAAGCAGCAGTTACTGAGTCTGACACCAGCCGCACGACAAAAAGCCATTCAGCGTTATGCAGCTGTGTATCAGGAATCGTTCGGAGCCGAGCCCGTTTCATACCGCAAGGAGAACCGGGCAAGGCATGAAGCAAATATGCGGCTTCGCCTGTTTGTGAGAAATCACGGCAGGGCTTTACAGGGGTATACCGCCGAACCTCCCTTGGCCGGAACGCCACCGCGTTCCTGATTGTTGCGGGTTTAAAGGTACCCGGACAAAAGCAGGCTTAAAGGTGCCTGTTCAGGTTGGCAACCCACTAACTCAATTCCCCGTATGTACTAGGTAAGTAGTACGTTTTTATGGGGAAGAGGGAAAGGGGGGTAAGGGGGGATTGGGTGTAGGGGTAGGAATAGGGTCTTTTCCAACAGGAGAGATCCATTGGTTAAGTAGATCACTGTCTTAAGGGCGCAATAAAAAAAACGCCCGTATCAGCAAACCAGTACAAAGCGCTCAGGCGCTGAGAAACAAAAAGGGTTCTTTCTGGAAGAGTGATTTTTCAGGGGAGCTGAATCAGAAGGGAGGCTGGCAGCCTTTGGGGAGGCCACCAGCCATGTGAGGGGGAATCCATGAAAACCACATCACAGAATTATTATCTCATCACCGCGGGGTCCGCACAATGCAGCTGACGATCACACCGAATTTTGCACAGGAACGAGCACTTAACCAGCTGCGCCGTAACTGGAAGGATACGCAAACCTTCATGGTGTACTCGCCGACGGGCAGCGGTAAAACAGGACTGGCCGCCTTCATCGTTGCGGGGTTCGTCAGTCGTGGCATGCGGGTAATGTTTTGCGCGCCTTACCAGATCCTCATTACCCAAACAGCAAACCGTTTTGTGGAGTATGGTTTGCCGGGTGATGAAATCGGCTATGTATGGGCGGATCACCCAAACTACGATCCTACCCTCAAAATACAAATCGCCAGCGCCGATACGCTTATTCGTCGCGTGTTCCCTGACAATATCGATCTGCTGATTATCGACGAAGCGCACCTGCGAAAAAAACGCATCCTGCAGGATATCGAACGCCTGCGCGAAAAAGGCGTGAAAGTGATCGGCCTGTCGGGGACACCGTTTTCCCCGTTCCTGGGCAAATACTATGACCGACTGATTAAGCCAACCACCATCGGCGAGCTGATCCAGCGCGGCGACCTGAGCAAATACGAATTTTACGCGCCCACGAAGCCGGATCTGAAAGGGGTTACAACCTCTCCGTCCCTGCAGTACGGTACCGACTACAACGAGGCGCAGCTGGCGGAGATCATGTGCGGTTCCACGCTGGTGGGCGATATCGTCCAAAACTGGCTGGAGAACGGTCGGGACCTGCCGACAATCGCGTTCTGCGTCAACGTAGACCACGCTAATTTTCTGACTATTCAGTTTAACCAGGCTGGCGTAAATGCAGAGGTTATGACTGCAGAAACGCCTGCGGAAGAACGACAAACCATCATTCACCGCTTCGAAACTGGCGCCACAAAAATCATCGTCAGTGTGGGCGTACTGGTTGCCGGGTTCGACAGCGATGTTCGCTGCATCATCTACGCCAGGCCAACAAAGAGCGAAATTCGCTGGCTGCAGGCGCTCGGACGTGGCTTGCGCACCGCACCGGGTAAAGAGTCCTGCCTCATCTTCGACCACAGTGGCACCGTGCACCGCCTGGGTTATCCAGACTCTATCGAATATGACGATCTTCCGGGTAAATCTGACGGGATGGAGGAGGGCGCGCGCCGCGCAGCTGAGGAACGAGCAGAGAAGCTGCCTCACGAATGCCCACAATGCCACTTCATGAAGCCTGCAGGCGTCTATGTCTGCCCGAAGTGTGGCCACAAACCGCTGGCCGGTGAGGACATCGATACAGACACCGGGCGCAAACTCAAAAAACTGGGTAGCGAGCCGCGCCAGCCGACGAAAGCAGAGAAACAGGCCTGGTGGAGTCAGATCAAATTCTATCAACGCCAGCGCGTATCGTTGGGGAAAAAGCCTGTCAGCGATGCCTGGTGTGCTCACACCTTCCGCGAACGTTTTGGAGAATGGCCAAACGGCCTGAGCGATTACCCGATGGACATCACACCAACAGTCTCGAACTTTATTACGCACAAGCTGATCCGCTTTGCTAGACAACGCAAAAAAGAGCAATGCGTGCAGATGAACAACGAACAACAGCAGAAGCCTATCGCTCCAAAAGTTCAAAGAGCCATAGACCGGATTAGTGACATCAGACAGAAATTATCTAAGCGAGTGCAGGCATGAAAACGGTAGAAGCAGCAAAAGGCCATTGGGCCATGATTTTTGAGCATTACGGACTGCCGCCGATCACCGGTAAAAATCACTTTAAGGGGAAGTGCCCGCTGTGTGATTCGGTTGGAAAATTCCGCATCGACGACCGCGACGGCGCGGGGACATGGATCTGCACCTGCGGCAGCGGTGACGGGCTTAAGCTGGTTACCGAAACCCAGGGCAAACCATTTAACGAGGTTTGTCGGGAAATCGATGCACTGATCGGTAATATATTCAGACGTGACAAAGTTCCCGAGGCTAGCGACGCGTCTAAGCTGCGGAGAAAGGTACTCAACAACTTTGCAAAAATGCCTCCTCTGCGTGGTACATCCGGCGCTGAATACCTGAACTCACGCGGTATTTATCAGCTTCCAGCCGAGGCTGTGCGACTCAACCCCAAGCAACGGCATAACGGACGGGTGTACCAGTCTATTTATTCACTGGCAACAGACGATAAAGGGGAGCTGTGTTATCTCCATCAGACGTTATTGGATGGTGCAAAGAAGGCTGACATCGGGGCCAGCGCCAAGCGGCAGAAATCGCTGCAGGAAGATAACTATCTTGATCACGCTCGCTCAGTTGCGATCCGTATGTTCCCGGTCGCCAGCACACTTGGCATCGCTGAAGGTATCGAAACTGCACTGTCTGCACACCAGATTTACAAAGTGAATACCTGGGCGACCATGACCGCCAACTTCATGAAGAAGTTCCGGGTCCCGGCAGGCGTGAAGAATTTGATTATTTTTGCAGATCGAGACGTAAACAGCGCCACCGGATTGGCTGCGGCCACGGAATGCGCTCATACCAACTTAATGGCAAAAAATGACCTGCAAAAAATCAGCATCTACTACCCGGATAACGGGGATATTAACGACATGCTCATGAACGGCGATCAGGTTCGTGAAGTGGTTTTCTATAAAAAACAGCAGGTGGCCGCATGAAACTGGAAGCATCACTCAAACATTTTAGTCCTCAGGGAATGCACATCAGCGACGACGTGAAAGGAACCTCTCCGGACCGCCTTACAGGAACAGATGTAATGGCGGCGATTGGCACCACCAGCAGCCGTGCGCGCTTCGGCCTGGCGGCGTTCTTCGGTAAAGCGGGAATCAGCAAAACGGATGAACAGCTCGCAGTTCAGGCGCTGGCGCGATATGCGATGGATGTCGCTCCGAAGAATGTTCGCAAAGCAGCTGGTGGGCAGTTCGGATGGTGTATGCAGATGCTGGCGCAATTTGCCTTTGCTGATTACTCCCGTTCGGCGGCTACCAGCGTGACGTGTTACAGTTGCAGCGGTACCGGGTTTATCTCCGGGAATGAGGATGTGGTTAAACATCCTGGTATTTTCGACGCCGACGGTGCCGAAGTGGTGGCCCCGAAGATTAAAAATGAGCTGGTGAAAAGGGTTTGCGGAACATGCGGAGGAAAGAAAGTGATCCTTGCCCGGTGCAGGTGTGGCGGTAAAGGCGAGGTGTTGGACCGCAAAGCGACCAAAGACCGCGGCGCACCGGTTTTCAAAACCTGTGAACGTTGCTCTGGTAATGGCTTCTCTGCTATCACCTCGGCGACGGTACACCGTGCCATTCTGAAGCGTCTTCCGGACCTTCATCAATCTTCATGGTCACGCAACTGGAAAACCTTTTATGAAATGCTGGTTGACACTCTTCGCCAGGGGGAGCGTCACGCGTCGGTGGAATTTGAGAAGGCAACAACTTATTAATGTGATCGGGGCAAATGGCGACACTTTTTGCACGTTATTGTTGACTTTGCATAAAACTGTCCTGTATGATCTCAATCGTGGGATATTACGCCCATACGACATTAAACCCGCCTCAGAGCGGGTTTTTTGTTTGAATTTTTCGTATAGCTTTAACTTCTTCATGTTTGTGTGAATTCAGGTTTTGAGATTCCTCATAAAAGTTGTGAGATATCTTAAAAGGAGCTCATTTATGAGGTTTTAGTGCCTTTTATACTTGTCAAATCTGCATCTCACTCGCTATAGTCTGCTTAAATCTTTATCAAAAAAATTTCTTTTGAAGCCTCACTTTGAGGCTTTTCGTGTATTAGACGACTGGCAGTTACTACATCTTGTATCTCTATGCACTGATAGGGGCTAGATGTAGATATAACGAGGGGCACATCATGGGCGCGACTGAATTTTACAAAACAATGGGCATCACACCCGAAGAGTTACACAAGGGCGAATCTGTGGAGCATTATGCTATGCGTGTATTTGCTCAACAAAACGCTCAATCTGTGAGGACTGGAGTCCTGTATTCATATAGTACTGTGAGCACTTTGGAGCAGACTAACCCGCAATCTCACCAACTGTATACATACTGA